TCGCTGATCCACCTCTAATGCCATTCTGAGTGCAGCATCTGACAGTACTTTCAAACTTTTTGAGGAAAGGTACAACGCCTGTGTGTTGTACTTCTCCACTACGGATTTTGCTGTTGATACCCCTGATGCGACCTGCGTTGATACCGATCCCCGCACGTTGTGCAACATATTTGCCAATCGCCATATCACTGCTAAAGATAGAATCGAGGGTGTCATCAACATCAACAAGAACACAACTAGCAAACTGTCTAATTGGAGTTCTAACCCCTCCCATGATAGGTGTGGGGATGTTGATTTTGTGCTTTGAGATTGCGTCGTAGTATTTTCGGACATATTCTAACCTGTAAAATTTATCATCATCTTGGAAGAGTGTTGCAGCAACCATCATGTACATGAACTGTGGTGTCTCATATGTTTCACCAGTCGTTCTGCACTGTACCAAGTATTTATCTGCTACTTGTCTAATACCTGCATAGGTAAAAAGATAGTCTCTATCGTGATCAATATAACTATCGAGTATACCCCATTCTTCCTTAGTAAACTTATCGACGATTGTAGGGTCATATACACCCCCCTCAACGCACTTTTGAATGTGAGTCAATAGAGAAGGATGGTTGTCTGGATGATCACCATAGACAGATTTTCTTAAGGAAAATAAAAGAAGTCTAGCAGCAACATACTGATAGTTTGGTGCCTCAAGATCAATCAAATCATTTGCTGATCTAATAAGAATCTCTTGGATGTCAGAACTTTTGATTCCATCAAAGAACTGTAGGTTTGCATTCACTTCTATATGAGATTCAGATACACCTGCGAGTCCTTCGCAAGCAAGTTCTACCATCTTATGAATCTTGTTAATGTCAAGAGGACATTTAGAACCATCCCTCTTGATAACATTTATTTTAGTTGCTTCTGCTGTTGGTGTCATACCTTTTTCCATTCACTAAGTTTAACGTGTGCTTCTAATCCGTTGTAAGTATTAAATTCTACCAGAGATTGAACATTATGTCCACCCATTGTCATATCATTAAGATCTTTTTCAACCAAATGTGTTGGCCAAATGACAATTTCGTAACCCCTGTCAATAGCATTTGACATACGTTTGACTATCTCTGGGTTTCGTCTCTCGTTATCGAAAACGAAGACTGCCTCTTTATCTTTAATCGTGTCCCAATCTATATCGGCACCTGCCATAGCGATTGCATTGTCAATAAAGAGACTATCAAATGGTCCTTCTGTAATGTATACAGTTTTTTTGAAGTCAACTCTGTTCAATCCAAATACTTTGGTTCGAGAGTCATCCAACATGACCGTGATGTAACGTAGTTTATCTCTTACATCAAGTGATCTCCCTTGGAAACCAAACCATTCTCCTTTCTCATCGATGAATGGGATAATAACTCTGGGATGATCTTTATTGACATTTGTAAAAGTTGGTTTTTGTGTGTTTACCCATGTACAAAACTCATCAACGTAGTATAAATCAGAGAAATATTTCTCTGGAATCTTTCTACCGACGATGTATTTTTTTGCGGGGTGCGATATATTTAGTGATCGGATATCTTGCAGTTCTCCCTTCTTTTTGAATGTTGGTTTATCAAAATCTAGTTTAGGTTCTGGTACATTAAATCCTCCATGAACACCCTTCTTTGCTGTTGTACCTGCCTTGTATCTCTCCATGATATACTCATCATAAAGATCACTTGCTTGGTCTTTTAAGAAATTAGCAAAGGACCTACCTACACCACAGTTGTGGCACTTGTAGATAAGTCCTGCTTTTTTCTGGAAGAGATAACCTCTTGCTTTGTTTTTATATTTTTGTGAGTCACCACAATAAGGACACCTAAAATTATAGGTGCCTTCTTTAATCTTTTTAAATTTGTCCAGTCTTGCTGATACTAAATTAGTATAGAGTAAATCAATCACTAAAGGTAGTTACTTAACTAACCTTTCTATTGTACTATTACCTGGGTCACTTGTCAAGTTTCTCATGATGACTTGCCCTGGAAGGGATATGATAAAACTTATTACTACGAGTCCACCTGCTATAGTCCACATTTTCTTTTCCATCAATCTTAATCTGTCATCCACCTTACGAATATCACGTTCACATCCCTTCTTTATTGATTCAGTCTCCCTAGTCATATCTTTATGCAGACTGTCTATCTTTTCAAATAGCACTGCGTCGATCCTGTCCTGTTTATCTAACTTCTCATTATGAACCGCAAGAAGTTGCCCCATCTTTACAGAATTTTCCTGTAAGGAATCAACGACCTTTTCAAGTCTTTCTAGTATTGCTGTATTAATGTCCGACATTACCTTGTTGCGTCTTGTTCTGCCCCTGCCCTTGCCTGTTTCTTTAACTGTTGAGTCTTCATTTGGAGTTGCTTTGCTAACTCTTGCTTCTTCATTTGAACCTTCTTCTTCTCAATAGCGATCTTCATCTGTGCTTGCTTTGCCTTCATCTGCTGATCGCCACCGTTCTCTTCTTGAACGTTCCTCATGTGCTTCATTCTCTTGTCGTAAAAGAACTTACCTGCCATGGCGGGAAGTATACGTTCTATGCTTATGTCATTTCTGTACTGTGGCATGATAGACATGCGAAGTTTCATTTTAAGTTCAGCAGGACTATTAGCATAGATAATAGTTTCTCCAACTGTCGGTATAGTAACCTTATATTGGTATAGTTTGGATGGTTCTGTCGGATTTTCTCTGGATTCTTTTTGTATTTTTTTCTTTTTAATTTTCTTTCTGAACTTTATGACAGGATCATACCCCGCATTGGGACCAGTTGCAGCAGCACTGCCACTGAAACCGCCTGTTCCTGCTGTCATCATTTCTTCGTTCATTAGATCTTGTCTAGTTCTTCTTGAAGTGTAGGATCAATGTCAAGTTCTGGCATCATCCCTACTGGGTATTTATTCAAATAAAGTAGTAGAGTCTTAAGTAAGCACCAATATTCTCTCTCAAATTTAAAAAAGAGCAATGGTGTTGCTGCTTCGCCAAAGACATTATAAAGTATGATGAGGTGATTTAAGATTAAAGGGATCCTTAAAGGACCCCCTCTTAAATATCTTTTCAATAAACGTTTCAAATATTTGAAGCGTTTCACATCTTCATCGAAATCCTCTCGTGTAACACAATGAGGATTTTCATAATGTTTTATGGCGAACAGAATGTAGTTAGACTCATTCAGTTCGTCAAATTTCATTTAGTTAGTTATTAACTGCCGAAGGTTAGTGTTGCTGCACCGTTTGAGATGATCTCTTCTGTACCACCTGCTGAGTTGATCTTCACTCTGTACTTGTAACCGTCTAAGGTTGCTCCACCAAGTGATGCGTATGCAAGTGTTGCAGTTGTGAAGTTAGAGTATGTGATACCTGTATCAAGTCCACCTGCTCCACCAACAATGTCAACCCAACGAGTAGTTGCATTTGCTGTCTGTCTCTGCCATTTGTATGTAAGAGTTCCAGGTGTTCCAGTTGTACTGGTGCTGACTGCGAATGTACCTGCTCCAGAGGAGGAAGTAGAGTTTGCAGGTTGAGAACTTATAGTAACTGCTGATGCTACATCTGCTACAACTGTGTCATCTGTATCGTCACCAGATGCAGATGCTGTTGAAGATACAACTGCTAGACACTCAGACTTATACTTGGTGTCTCCATTATGTGTAGTGTATGTTCTATACAACCACCATCCTGGTCCAGTGATTCCTCTTGATTTGTTTTCAGCAAGTGCTGCTTCAGTAGTATCTACAAATACTAATGAGTATGAGTTTGTGTCTCCACCTTTGACTACATATTCTGCAACTGTGCGAGGAGGATTTCTGCGTACTGCGTTTGCTGCAGTAATAGTTGCAGTTGATCCTGCGTATGTAGTGTGTAGTTCTAGTGCTGTTGCACTTGTTACTTGTTTGACGATATACGCAACCCCACCGAGTTCCAATACGTCTCCGACTACGACAAGGTTGTCAGAAGCAGACGTAAAGTCTCCCGATGTAGTAACTGTAGCATCACCGTTGGTAACTCCAACGTTGGTACCCATTGCCTTTGCGTCAAGTACTCCGTAGATTGACATTTGTTCTCCGTCGGTTTATTTTTCTATGTACTATTTAGCAGCCAACGCTTCTTTAACTTTAGCAAAGAGTTCATCATCTGCTGTAGTCTTAGTTAGTTTTACTGCTTTACCAATAATAAGTAAGCAAATTTCTATTAGTTTTTCTCCAAGTTCTGCATCGTCAGGAATTTTCTTAACAGCAGAATCGATTACTTTGTATGCCAGTGGCATTAAAAATTTTCCAATCATGATAATAAATTGATAGGTCTACCCTATATATACGACTTAAGTACCTAATCCTTTACCCTTGTCATAGTTGCTTTTTCCACCATATCTTGCCATAGTTTCAATGTAAGATTTAGAGTCTTTGAACCCTCTCTTCTTAGCATCAGCAGCAGTCTCTTTCTTTTTATCTGCAGCATCTTTATACTTGTTAGTTCCCACAGTAGACTTAGCACCCCTAACTTTCTTAGGTTGGTTGCTACCCTTTCTCATTATCTGTCCTTTATACTTTGCTTTCACAAAGTCAAGTGCAGCATCTTTTGATTCATGTGTAAACTTCATACCCTTAGTTGCTTTATCCTTAAGTGCCTGACGCTTCTTAGGATCCATGTTCTTTTCATAGTCTGCTAGTTTAGAAGCAAACTTTTTATTATCCATCTTCTTGATGACTGCTCTGTCTTTCTTGTCAGGTCCTGTGTATGGTCTATCAATTTCTTCGTTCGCTGTTTTTGGACGACAATCATTGACGAGTTTACCACCCTTCATTTTCATGCCTACTTTCTTATGTGTCTTCCAACACTCCCCAAATGTTAACAGTGAAGTTTCAACTTTCCTCTTTTTATCGCCTTCTTCTGAAACTTCTTTTTGACTGTCATACGGTTTGTTATTTTGGATGAACTGGTTAAAACTATGTATATTGCTTTCATCTACGTCTAGGAAATTAACATACTTATTGTGCTCCTTGTTACGCATTTTCTTTTTAGCAATAGCACCTGCGTCTCTTTTCATTCTGTCTTTTGCAGTTATTTCATCTAACTGATCTAATGCTTTACTTGACCAGTATACTTCTGCATCTTCTTTTTTATGCTTCTTCATTCTCTCATCATGTGCCTTCCTTCTCTCCTCTGGAGGTGCAGCATTACCACCATATCCCACTGCTCTTTTATTTCTGATAGACATCTTACCATAATTTGATGCACCTGCTTCATACTTTGCTTCTTTGACGAGCATACCATCTGCTCCTACTGTCATACCTTTAGGCATAGGTTTACACTTCATATCATCATGGCAGTAGTATTCACCTTTACCACAAGTTTCTTCAGTTGCTATATCAGGACCATCATTGACGTCTTCACTTCTACGTTTCTTTTCACACTTAGGACAATCACAGTCTTCACCATGATTCTTCTCCTGCAAATCCTTTTTTGTAGGATTGATCAGGACATTAGTTTTCTTTTTTTCATTAAGTGCTTTAAATGATAGTAACATTACATTCCTCGGTCTGCCATGAACTTCTTAAATGCAGGAGAGTTGATTCCTTTCTTAGGATCATTCATTCTCTTCTTTCTTTTTTCATCATAGGACATTTCTGACTCTGGTTTATCCTCTTTAGGATTTCTCATTGCCCTATAGTTTTCTGAAAACTGTTTAAAGGATTTCATTTTTTCTCTCTCATTGCTTTTGTTTTTGCAACTAGTCTATCTCTTGCTTCTGATGCTGCCTTGTTAGGACCATCATATGCCATAGCACCCTTTGCAGTTCTTGGTGGTTTTACTTCTCCACCCTTACTCATCATAGGTTTGCCACCATATCCTTCTTCCATCTTGGCATCCCAGTCTCTAGAAAGTTGTGCTACCTTCTCTAATTCTTCTGGTGATAGTGCATTATCATCAGGATGAATCTCTTCTTCCTTCATATGATCTGCTGCCTTGTACATAGGTTTACCAGTTGTCTTAGACTTCATACCTTTTTTGAAGTTCTGGTATGCAGGTGTATTACCTTTCTTATCAGCATTAGTAACGACCATTGCTTCATCAAGATCTTCTCCATCATGCTCAATAACTTTACCGTTCTCATCTTTCTGATGATGTTCTTTCTTTAGTTTAGAACCTATAACCTTTCTACGATTAGCAAGATAAGAATCTGATGAATCCTTATCACCATCATTATCAACGTCACCGTCTTCCTTGCCTACAGCGTCAAGTTTCTTCTTCATTTTTTCCTGTATCTCTGCGTATGCAGAGGACATATCGGGTAGTTTGTCGTCGTACATTGTTAAGTTGTCGCTACTTTGTCCTTTTTATTTATCTTCTTAACAAACTCACCAGGTGTCATCTTCTTCATATAGTTGGTAAGTTCATCCGTTCCCCACTCACCCGCAGGTTTATAAGTGAAGAATGTTATATTATTTTTCTCAGTTAAATCCCTTAACCAAGAGCGAAATATATTATCACGCTCATCAATAGAGATGACGTGATTGCTACCCCGACTAACAATCTTAGAAATGATCCCTGTGTTGCTGTTTTCAACGAATGTGCCCTCTTTAAATAATTCTCCATCAAAGTATGCTTCACGCAATCCTTGAGGATCTAGTTTTGGTGCTATCTCAAATAAATTATAAGAGCAATCACCGAAATCGTCAACCTCTTCAACTTTCATTGCAGTTCTTAACGTTCCGTAAAGAGATTGTATGTCTTTATCTTTGATTCCTGATGGTACACCCTTCTTAAATGATTCAAGATCACCATCTGCTGCTGCCTTTCTCATCTTAGATGCACTCATACCTTCAACACCTTCACCATCTGGGTCACGATCACCTGCTGATGTTACTTTAATTTCATCAAAGGTGTATAGATCACCATTATATTTGTTTGCTAATGAGTTAAACTCACTGACCCTATCCCCGCCCACAACAATATTAACGCTGCTATACCCATCAGAGTCGAGTGCTGTGAGAACATCAAAAATGGTACGCATATCAGCATTATCAATAATCGAGTTCGAGTGATCTGGATATGCTTTCCGCATATATTTAACTTTAGTCCCTGCGTCGAGGGGATTCTTCTTAGGATCCTCCGACCTTGAGGGGTATATTCTATATTCTCCTCCACTTGCTTTTGCCTCTCTTGCTACTTTGTCTAGAAGTTTTTCATGTCCAGTAGTAGGAGGATTAAACCTTCCAAAGGTTATTGATATACTGCCTTGATCTACACCGTTGCCATCTGCTGTTGGTTCTTCGCCAGATGTTTGTGCTCCTGCACCACCACCTGCATCTGCTGCTGATATTTTTACTAGTTTCCCATCCTTAGACACATGAGTTACGTTGCCAGATACGTCGGCATACTTACCATATCCTACATGTTTAAGTTTTAATTTTTCTGCTTCTTTGGCAGCGAAAGATCTTTCTGCTTCGTTTAGGAAAGCACTAAACTTTTTCATTTACCCATTTAATTTGAAGTTTGCTTTACTAAAAGTCAATCTGTCTACAAGTTTCACTGGGTGATCTGTCTGTGTGACGAACCCTTCATGAGCAGTTGGTTCTCCATTTAAGTATGGAGTTACTGAACCACTTACTTCTATCTGTTTCATGAGTGACTGTTTCAGTTGGAAGATTTGATCCCACACTTTGAATGTGTATTCATTTACTTCTCCCTTATATTTAGCAGGTAATGTCTTATACATTTCTTCTGCAGGAGGAACAAGACCGTCTCGCACCCATTTGTTTACATGTTTTAGTATCTCTGCGTAATATTTTTTGCTCGGTCTCTTCGCTTTCGCAAGGTTGTAGATGAACTTGAACCAGTTAAACTTCTTCTCGCTCTCTTTAATAACTGCACTAGCTTCGTTGGGACCGACCATATAAGTGCCAGTTTCACCATACAAAACACAACCAAAAGTAGCAGTAGCAGTGGGAGATATTTCGGTATAGTTAGTATGAGGAGCAAAAACAATATGCTCAGTAGTTGGGGCAGAAAAAATATACTCAAGGGTATTAGGAGTATACCTAGTACCACCAGATATGCCAATGTAATCCCCTTGGACAATGCCACCAATCCTAGGAAGATGCCTAAAGCATAAACGAAGGATGTTCGCCACTTCACCTTTGTACTGTTCATCAATGTCCTCATTAGAATAACAAATTTTAACCCTCTTCTTGTTGAATACAGACTTAGTACCAACAAAGAACTTATCATTGCGAGGGTCAGTACCAAATACTATAGCAGGGGCACCATCCCACTTGACTCCTAGAGGAATCTCTTCCTGCATTAGAGTGCACACCACTTGATAACACATTCTTCTACTGAGTAGAACGGTGTCTTCTGGGTGTTCAAGGTGTCTGTTTGGCATCGTATCCCTGTTGTATACTACTATTATAGCATACTCTAGAGCATTGTGCAGACTAGTGTGCCACTTTTATAACTGGTTATACCTTCTTAACTTTATTAAATTTCACTGCTAAGTTTGTGAACTGTCCTAGTTTATGCATAGCACCTACCTTGTTAGTACGAGTAGTAAAATCTAATTCTACTCTAGAACCGTCTGATAATCTAACTTTAAATGCTTGTTTACCACCAGTAGTTGCAACCTTTGCTTCTATTTTTCTAACAGCAGCAACTGCCTCAATAAGAAGATCACTAGACATATCTCGTCTTGCAGTAATCGTAGTTGCTTTTACAAGAAGTAAAGGTACATCTTGCTGCTGTTGTGCAACCTTTTCTGACACCCACTCTTTTGCTTTCTTAAAGTTTTGTGGACTACCTATAAGTTTTATAAGTTCGTCTTTGATAATCTTAAGATTCATATCATACAATGCATCGTATCTAGCACTATCCATCTTCTCAAACTCATAGGTTTTTAATGCTAATGTATTCTTACCCCAATCCTTTTTATCTTCCTCTTCTATGCCAGGTATTTCTAGATACTGTGGCCACAGTTTATCTTTTATTTTTTCATAATCATTTGACTTACCAAAATAATCAAAGATTGGTTTGACATAGGTATTTAATTTTGGTTCATCAGTTTTTGCACCACCTGCCTTAAGTGATATACCTAGATATTTGTTATTTTTAAACTGTAAAAATATATCCCCAGGATGATTTGCCATTACACCTGCAGGTTTAGCACGATACCCCCATACTATATTTTTGATAGGATGTTTTCTATTGACTCCTTGTATCCATCTCAATATGTTTATAGCATTCTTTACCTTCTCATCAAACTTACCATTCTCTGCGTTATCAATAAACTCTTTCCCTGCCTGTGCATCTTTAGAATTTACAAAACAGTTTAAATTTTTACTCCAGTTTTTTGATACTTGCTGATGAAATTTTTTAAGATCCATTTTACCTACAGAAGTTGCTTTTATACCTGTCTCAAAAGCAATACATGGATATAGTTCTGTGATAGTAGCATTTAATGTGGTCTGTGACATACCACCTGAGATTGGTTTGTATATAAAAATGTAATCTTTCTTTTCTTTCTTATCTTTATTTTCACCTTCTACTTTTGTACACTCTAAAGAGGACTCTGATCTTTGCACACGAGTAACTTTTTTAAATTCTTTCTTTAATGCTGTCTCTACACGATCACGAGAAGTTTCTCTATCAGTAGAGTTCACCATATATTTTACCACACTCTTTCCACCTTCTTTCTTGATGCTATCATCAACACCTTTGATGTCTTTAGCACCTTTTTTAAATGCTGCAAATGCTCGTTCGAGTCGTTGTTCGTCGTTGTCTTCTGTCTTTGCCATTAGTTCAGCAGGTCTCCACTAAGTATTTATCTCAACAGTGCACGAACATACTAGGTTCCTGTCACCATATACATTATCAATCCTACCTACAGCAGGCCAGAATTTCTGTTTAGGTTGATTAGGAAAGCATGCTTCTTCTCTTGTATATGAATGAGTCCACTGACCACACACTTCTGACTGTGTATGTGGAGCATTCTTTACTATCTTAGGTAGTTCAGCAATCTCTTTTCTAATCTTTACCATAGCATCTACGAATCTTTGTAACTCATCAAGTGATTCTGACTCTGTAGGTTCTACCATCATAGTTCCTAACACAGGCCATGACAAGGTTGGTGCATGAAAACCATAGTCCATCAATCTCTTTGCTATATCTTCTGCAGTTACTCCTAGATTACGACAATCAAAGATACATTCATGTGCTACCCAATCACCTTTACCTTTATATAATACCTTAAAATGAGGATCTATTTTCTTTGCTAACCAGTTTGCATTTAATAGTGCTACCTCTGTTGCATTTCGTAGTCCTTCTTCACCCATCATTCTTATATACATCCAGACAATAGGTAATATAGATGCACTACCATGTTCTGCTGATGATACTTTCTGATCTATGAATGGTGCTAGATGTTCTGCTACACCGATAGGTCCAACCCCAGGTCCTCCACCTCCATGTGGTATACAGAATGTTTTATGTAAGTTCAAGTGTGATACATCTACACCAAATTCTCCAGGTTGACACAATCCTACCTGTGCATTAAAGTTTGCACCATCCATATAAACCTGTCCACCAAACTCATGAACGATACTGCAGATCTCTTTGATGTTCTGTTCAAATACACCGTGTGTTGATGGGTATGTAATCATCAATGCTGCTAGTTCATTCGCTTCTAGACATGCTTTGATTCTTAAATCGTGTATATCAACATTACCATCACCATCACATTTAATACCTACAACTTTCATACCTGCCATGACTGCTGATGCAGGGTTAGTACCATGTGCTGACTCTGGTATCAGACATACATTACGTTTAAAATCTGCTCTTGATTCATGGTAGTCTCTGATTGCCAATAGACCTGCATACTCACCCTGTGCACCAGAGTTAGGTTGAAAAGTCATAGAATGGAAACCAGTAATATCACATAACCATTCTGATAAGTCTTTAATTATTCTATCATATCCAAGGATCTGACCCATGGGTGTATGAGGATGTACGTTACCAAACTCTTCCCATGATACAGGAGTAAGTTCTGCTGCAGAATTTAACTTCATAGTACAACTTCCGAGTGGCATCATACCATGTACTAATGAGAAATCTTTATTCTCTAACTCACGAATATATCTCATCAAGTTAGTCTCACTTCTATACTTGTGAAAGACTTCTTGTTGTAACCATGGTTTAGTTCTTAAGGGTATATTAGTCCATGATTCATCGACACAACTATCCCATACACTTATGATTGTAGATTGATTAGATTCAAATATAACTTGACTATTGATGATAGTATAAAGAGTATCGAATGTAGTTGTTTCATCAATTGATAATGTAATCCAACCATTTTTGATAGTCACATTGTATCCATCAACCATCTTGATTGACTTGAATCTAACTGTATCAAATCCTTCACTATCATCTACAGTAACACCACACCATTTAAGTGCACGAACTAGAGTTTGACGTAGTAACCATATCCTTCTTGCTATTTTTTCTAGTCCCTCTGGTCCATGATAGATTGCATAGAACGCAGACATGTTTGCTAGTAGTGCCTGTGCTGTACATATATTACTCGTTGCTTTATCTCTACGAATGTGCTGCTCTCTTGTCTGCAATGCTAATCTTAATGCAGGATTACCTTCACTATCTTTAGATTGACCTACAATTCTACCTGGAATCTTTCTTTTATATTTGTCTGCTGTTGCAAAGAATGCAGCATGTGGTCCACCAAATCCCATAGGTATACCAAACCTCTGCATACTACCAACTGCTATATCAAATCCCATCTCTCCTACAGGTTTCATCAACACCTGTGCCATAGGATCTACAACTGCAATCTTGACAACATTATGCACTTCACATACTCTTATTATTCCACTAGGTTCTTTGATCTTACCTTCACTATTTGGCATCTGTATCAGAAAACCAAAGGCATCCTCAAACTCTGCTAATGGTATAGGTGCATCCAAATCTACAGTTACTATACTAATACCTAATGGTTCTGCTCTTGTCTGTAAAACTTGAAGTGTAGAGAAAAATACTCTACTGTCTACTAAAAATGTATTTCTTTTAGATGAGTTATATGCTAACGTCATTGCCTCTGCTGCTGCAGTGCCTTCATCTAATAGAGATGCATTTGCTATTGGTAATCCAGTCAACTCTGTCACTAGAGTCTGGAAATTAAATAATGATTCTAATCTTCCCTGAGATATCTCTGCCTGATATGGTGTATAAGATGTATACCATGCAGGATTTTCTAACACATTTCTTTTGATAACAGATGGTGTTACCGTATTATAGTAACCCTGTCCTATAAGACATGGTTTAGGTTTGTTTGCTTGAGCAATATTCTTTAGTTCATTTAATGCTTTGTACTCATCACAACCTTTTGGTAAGGTTGTCTTCTCTCTATACAAGATTGAATCTGGTACAATTTTTCTAACAAGTTCATCTAGATTAGTGAGACCTAAATCTTCGAGCATTTTCTTTTGCTCTTCTTCTGAAGGTCCAATATGACGCTGTGAAAACATCTATTCTCCCAAGGAATGTATGATTGGTTTTTCTGACCTTAATATATTATATAACTCCTTATTTTCAGCAGTAGATACAGGGTAAAACTCAGCACTAGGATCAAACCCATCGTATCTATGTGCTTGATTGATTACGATAGATCCGTTCTCTCCTGATGTAGATCTATGAAATGTACCACGAGGTAGAAACAGTGCACCACTCTGTCTATTAAGGTGTACTATATGATATGGACACTTCCAATCATAGTTTACTATCTCAAATATCCTTTCACCTGATACCACTCTATTATAATCATCTTGAAATCCATGAATATAAAATTGTTTTGCACCAACTATATCATTTGGTGGTGATATTGCAGGACCTTCATGAACAACTAGGTCTGCTGCATTACACTCTTCTACAGATATATCATAGAAAACAACATCGTCTGTCTCACGAAACACACGATGCTTTCTAAAAATTACACTACTCATTTTTTAAATACTCCCACCTTTGACAAGACGTAGAGTGCTAAGATTGTCCAAAAGACAACCTCTAATCCAATGTTGTTCATACCCAGTTTGGTTTGCGATCAGGTTTTCTTAGGTAGTTATTTTTTACCCAAGGTTTTGCTGCTATGTATCTCTTGTATGCAGTAAAAGTATCGATATTGTTATCGAATTTAAACTCAGGATACATTGCTCTAGTAAATGTTTTTGGTCTTTCCAAAGTGAATGGAATAAGATGACCTGCTTCTAGTATAGTCTCTTCGCAACTATGGGTTTTACCATAACGATGAGTATACTCTTCACACAATGCCATACCATGAGCAACCAACCACCAAGCATTGATGTTTGATTCATTTGCCCATGCGGTACAAGGATGATTACGAAATGCACCCTTCTCAGTTTTGTATGGTTGACCATCAGTACGATGGATTTTACCATATCCATGACCCCATTTGTCAGAGCATACAATAGATAACATTTGACATGTTTCTAGTGGCATCTTGACGACATGCCTGTCTGGTAAAGACTGAGCAGATAATGTTGGGGATGGATCTGTAACAAAGATATTCATGATTTAAGTATAACACATATTTTTACGCAGGGCAACTAGGAGGTGGAGGTAACTTAGGAAATCTTAATCTCTTCTTCCATCTTTCTATAAAATCTTTTATCTTCTTATCCATTATTCTTCTATCTCAAAAAACCATTTGATAGATTTGATGTAATCAAATGTACAACCAATATCTTTATCACAATTTACATCATACTTTCTGTCACACAAAAACTTTCTTAGTTCATAGACAGAATCAAATCTGCCTTGATGTCTTTCCTGTTGGTCGTACAAGTGATACTTCATGGTTCTTGAAATTTGGGCATACCTGCAAGTGGACTATACCATCCTGTTAGTATATATTTATTTCCTAACATAGGAGGATTCCCACGATGCTGATGTGTCCAAGACCCAGGCCACAACAACGCAGTATTCCTAGTGGGTTTGAACTTCTTTTGTTGATAAAGAAATTCAGTTTCTCCTCCTTCTTCCACCGTGTTGAGATAAATCATCCATGCTATCGCTTTCGATGAGTTCGTCCATGAAGCATTCTCACAATGCCATGAATGATATCCTTCCATGGGGGAAGTTTTTTGTAGGATGGTATTTCCACTCGTCCACTCAGTATTATATTTCAAACATGGATATTTGTCAAGGTAATCTTTTAAAGTTCTATTAAGTAACGATTGATTAATTTCTGATGCTAGTTCTGGCCAGAAAACTTCTAGAGATAACTGCTTATCTTTTACAATACTATCTGATCTAGAACTATATGATATGTTCTGATCTACAACAGAAGTCAACTTACCTATTACCTCCTCAGGTAATACGTTATCATAACGAACTATAAAGTTCATTTCTTTTGTTTTTTTATGTACTCTTCTCTACCATCTTTAGTAAACACTTTCTTTTCATAATCAAAGTAAGGATGTGGTGCAGCACTTACAACAGGACTCTTAGACTTATTCTTGATAACAATAAATCTATCAGCAGCAAATGTCCCTGCTATTTGTACTTCGTACTCATCATCTTTCTTCCAGTTGACACTTCCATCTTTCTTTGTATGTGCCATGAGTTCGTTGATTCTGTCAATCATATCTGGTGTGAGTTGCATTGTGTTATCTGCACTCAATACATTTTCTTCTGGATCTAGTTTACCAATCATACGTCTCCTTGTTTACGATTTTCAGAATAGTGTACATCAAATTCTCCATCTGGATATCTATCTTTCAACTTCTCTACATTCATTTCAATGATCTCTTCTGGTGATACATCTAATGCTATACATGCCTGTATAAAGTACCACATGATATCACCTAGTTCACGTTTCATATGAAATAGATTCTCTTGACTGACTGGTTTACCTTGGAATAGTATCTTCTTTACTATCTCAGTGAACTCACCTGACTCAGCAGATAGTCCTAGTGCAGCAGTCAGTGCTCTGTGTGTTTGAAAATCTTTAGAGTATAAGTCTCTTAGACGATCTTGGAAATGACCACCGTACTTACTTTCTTCTGATGTTACAGCGTTAACAAACTTTGTATACTTGTTAAAATCAATCATATTTAAGTTCTTGGAAATTTTTCTTAGCGGTAAACTTTGCTGCAATGTCTAGTTCTACTTGACCAGAATCAACAATGTCTGTTTGAGCAGACTCTTCAACATCATACAACCTCATCTTCGCTCTGTCAATACCTACGCAGAATCTTTTATTCATTGTAGGATCGTTGTATCTATTCTTAAGTTGTTTAACCATGATCTGATTCATCTCCTCCAGTTCCTCCGTACTAATGAGAGCGAACATAAGATCAGCAGTGGCAGGGAGACCAAAGGATTCTGACGTATCAGTAAGGTCAACGTCACTACTACCAAAACCAGAACGAGTCGTCTGAGTTGCGGAGACGATAGGTACATTAGTTTCAACTGCAAGACCACGGAGTTCTTCAGCAATCGCTTTAACATAGGTATACGAGTTTACTATAGATCCTTTGTACCTACTAGAGGCACAGATATTTAGATAATCAATGAAGATTATATGAGGTTTAATACTCCTCTTTAGTGCTAGATCGTTGATCAAAGACTTAAAATGTCCAACATGAGCAGAAGCAGTAGGATATTCTTTGATGATTAACTTACCTTGTGTCTTCTTACCAAGAGTAGCAATCTTCTTTTGGAACATTGTTTTTGGTAAATCAGATAATTTTTGAATAGGAATATTCAAAAGGTTGGAGTCAATTCTTTCTGCAATCTTTTCTTCTGCCATTTCAAGAGTAATGTATAAAACATTCTTACCTTGTAATAAACAAGAAGAGGCAACGTGACACATGAATAGAGACTTACCAACACCAGTACCTGCAAGAGCAACATTAAGAGTCTTATTAGGTAATCCACCTTTTGTAATCTTGTTAAAGAAGTCGAGATCAAATGGGATCTTATCTTCTTTACGTTGGTAGAAGTCAAATCTCTCAGTAGCATTGTCTAGGTAATCGTGTCCAACACTTTGATTAAACGAGACACCAAGTGCCTCAGATAAAATTGTGGGGATAGAACCTTTGTCACGTTTGGTATCTTGACCGTCAGCAATCTTGACACTCTCCATAAGAGATAGGTAGATCGCACGCTCTTGACACCACTTTTCTGTAGTATCAACGATCCAATCGTAGTCTGAGGAATCATCGGAAAGGACATTTAAAATCTCCAGTATAAGTTTGAACTGATCTTCAGTAAGGTCAACTCTCTCTTGGCATTCTATTGAAAGAGCATTAAGAGATGGTAGAGCATCATACTGACTAATGTACTCATGGATCTCTAGAAAGATAATCTTATGAGATTTGTCAGTAAAGTATTCTACCTTTAAGAACGGAAGAACCTTACGAGCATATCTCTCATTATAGACGAGATTAGATAAAATCGTGAGTTCTAGGTTCATAGGTAATGTAAATAGGTTCCCAAAATATACTTGTCATTAGATACAGGAGGTAATCCTGCATGCCTATACATCCAAGTAGGAGGGAATATTAATATTCTACCACGTTTAGGTGAAACTGACAACTGTAAAGGTGGAAAAGATGTTTCTCCTCCTTCTGCTACATCATTCAGATATAAAAATATTACAAGAAATCTACGAGCACTATTGTAATCATATACATCTACATGTTCTTTAAATTGATCATAGTTATTTGGTTTGTACCATTTCAAACGGAACTCTTCAAAACAATATTTTCCAGGAAAATCCACTCCCAACTTTAGATCATCCATGTATAACTCAGTAGCATCTACAAAATGCTGTTCAAGTTTCTTATGAATATCTACCCATAGAGGATCTTTAAGTTGCAGTCTTTGTGTTAAATTTAGTTGCGTGAATGTAGGTCTGAACTCTCTATCAATATACTGGAGGTCGGACTTTCCATACGCTTCAAGTATCCCCTGACAAAAATCGTCAGGCACCATTGCATCATACGTCTTAACATAATCTACTAAGTTAGTTGCCATATCTAAACTCTTTTGCTGCTGCCTCATCTAACTTTTTCATTACTTCTTCTGTGAAGTATTTGTCAGGATCCTTGAGCATAGCAGAAGGGTAGACGCTAGACTCCCCAACAACAATACGGTTTCCCTTACGCTCGAAAACTCCATGTTTCTCACCCAACTCCAGTAATCCGTAGTATCGATCAAGACCACGATCATAGTATAATCTAGTTTCAACTGTACTATTCTCCTTCGTTAAACGTGACTTCGCATTTTTACATTTGATAATGTTACCAACTACTTCTTTCCCATCCTTCTCTTTCTTCTTAGAAAGATAGATGATACTTGATGCTGCATATTTTAAACCACTACCACCGCCCATTTCTTTTGTAGGAATATAGGCACCTACTACATCATATGTATGATTAGTGACAAGTAAAGGTACGTTTGCTTTACCTAATTTTAATGTCAATACTCTAAAAATAGACTTAACAACTTGTGCTCTTGTCATGTCTCTAGTTTCTTTACCTGCTTCAGAGTCTTCCACTTCTTTAGATGTTGATAGCATACCTAATGAATCAAGAACAAACATCATAGGTTTCTGATCTTTCATTGTCAGATACTTATCTAAGATCTTTATTGATTGTAGACGAAACTCTTGTACTGTAGTTACAGGTACAATCAACATACGTTGAGAATCAATACCTCTATCCTCAATCATCTGCTTTGATATAGCAGACTCAGACTCAAAATATATTACCCCTGCGTCTGGGTTAGACTCAAGAAAATGTTGAACAATGCCAAGGCAAAAGAAAGTTTTACCAGTGCTAGACTCACCTGCGATAGCAGTGATCTTATTCCCTGGTACACCCCCATAGATACTTCCAGAGCAGAGAGCATTAAAGATATAACTACCAGTGTCAATGTAACCGCTAGTATCTCCTGCTGAAATACCGTCGGATACAAGACTAGCATACTCATTGCCAATTTCACTCGCAACATCCTTTAAAAAATTCACTCATTTACCTCCGTAAGTTTAGTAATAAAATTAGTACGTTTCATGGCACGTTCAAACCATTTTGCTTCTGACTCATCGTCAAAGACTTGCTCTCTTTTGTCTGGTATACCAAATGCTTTTTGATACTCAACAACATATTTCATGTAAATAAAAACTCCAATGATGCTACTTTTTCGGGTTGCCAACCAATCGTATCAAGTATAACTTTTATAGGATCTAAGAAAGTTTTTGTGAACTGTAAGTCATAGTCAATGTGTTTGTTAAGTTCAAACTCTTTAGGGAAAGTGTTCAGATAACTGATAACATTTTCACTCATCCTGTTTGGTGTCTTAAGATAAACAAACTTGACCTTTTCACCATCCTGTATTAGAGGATACTTGTGTGTTAGTTTATGCTTCTTGTTATAGAAGTTGTATAATAGAGCACCTCTAACATGTATCGGTGTTCCTTTACTATAGATTGTTGTCGGGTTCGCCCACTTATTTATCCCATTGCACCCACGAGGGAATGAGATATCTTCAACAGGTAACGATGAGAACTGGTTCTTGAATTTTTTAATGAATGCCTGTGCTTCTTTCTCATCTTTGTTGACAATAACCTCAAGACATTCACGAATAGCATTACGACATGCCATAGGTGTAGATGACTTAACTGCCTCTAGACCCATGATCTTTAGTTTAGGTTCCTCGTATTTTACACCTTCACTGTCCCATACGTTTAGAATATATCTTTTCTTTGCTGTCCATATACCTGATGAAGCGATGTTCTCTCGCTTCATTACCATTTTTTGTTCGTATGCGTTGACGTACCCTGCCAGTTCTTCGTAAGAACGCGAAATAAAAGGTTCGAGTTCCACTTGACAGATCTTATCAAGGAACCTGACAACGCTTTCATCAGTTTTCTCTCTTCCCTTGTATACACCTTCGACCAAAGGACCGAGGTTAAGATAAATGGAATCGGTATCAGCAGCAATAACATAATCAGTCTCCTTTGTTTTTAGCGTCTTGTTTAAGAACGCATTCATTTTGTTCTCTATCCATCTGATTGAGACTTGTCCTGAGAGTGTGATCGCTTCAGCGTTCGTAAGATTGTAATACCTGAAGTATTGGTTCCCGATAGCACCGTAGGCAGAGTTAAGTTGAATCTTTCTTGCCATTTGGATGTTGTTGAACTTTGAGATGTCTCTTTTGAGTTGTTCGGTTGGTTGCTTTTCATACTTCTGTTTTGAAACTAACATCTTCTTCTTGTAGATGGTGCGTTCATCATAGATTGTCTGCATCATCTCAGGCAAGAACCCATGTATATCCTTACGATACTGAGCACCGTTAGCACATACTGTTTTGTCCTTATTTATTTCGATCTGTTTCTCAAGTATTCTATCAACAGTTGCTTTTGGGTGTCTCTTTTCACTGAGTGTCTCTGGGGATATATTATACTGCATGATGAGGTGGGGATATAGACTGTTAAGGTCAAAACTAACAACCCAATCATACTTACCTGGAATCGGTTCTTTAACATAAGCACCTGCATACTTCTCATCCTTTTTGATACCACCTCTACGAGGGGGTGGTACAATATTTTTGTCAGCAAGATAGTTGAAGATCATTGTATCCCACATTCTTACCTGTGAATACACATCTTCAAAATTTGCTTTGGCATCATATGCCATTGTGATTGCTAGTTCTAGCAATTTCATCTTGTCTTCAAGACGGTCAATCAACTCAACGTCTTGAATGTTGTACTCCATAAACTTCTGCCAATCCTTCGTATAGAAGTCTTTGAAGTTTTCATACTCACTATGGTCAACCTTTCTCTGTCCTAACTCGACAAAAGCAATATGGTCTAAACGATATGACTCTTGGTTACTATAAGTAAACTTACGATAAAGATCGAGATAGTCAAGGATATTGATCCCACTAAGGTCATAAGCATAGTTCTTCCTTCCTTGGACATAAACCTCCCTTTCATTTGCCCTGTTCCATGGGGATAGACTCTTCATCCATTTTTCCCCCAACACTCTATTTACACGACGAGCAATGTACGGAACGTCGTAAAGGTTGACATTCCACCCTGTAAGTATGTCAGGAGTGTTCTGTGCCCACCATTTTAAGAAGTCTTCTAGTAGTTCATTCTCTGTCCAAAAGATTCTTGCTTCTACATTATCAGGTGCGTCCCACTCTCTAGTTGCCCAACTTATATACTTCTTAGTCACCATATCTTTGATGGAGATAGAAAGCATTTCTTCTGCTGCTTCTTCTACATTCGGGAATCCGTTCTCGCATTGCACCTCAATATCAAGTGCATAGATTTTCATCTGGTCAATTCGATAGTCAACCTCATTTGGATACTCTCTACGAATATACTGATAGACAAATCTTTCATAACCATGGACTTCAAAGTTCTCAACCTGATTATAGGTTTTGATAAACTCTCTTGCTTCCCTTGCAGTTTGAAACTGTATAGGTGCTACTGGACGACCATCAAGAGTTGAACATACTTCTTTACGATTCTTTGAAAGAACATATAAAGATGGAGAGAAGTTAGCACGATATTGTACTGGTTCGCCATCTTCATATCCTCTATACAGGATTGTATCTCCTGCAAGTTGAATGTTCGTATAGAATGAACTCATTATAATTTGTTGTAGATCTCTACAAATTTTGCACTGGGTTCTAGTATAGTAAAGATTGCTTCACTTGTCAAGAACAAATCACGTTGTGATGAATATGGAGGGAAAGGAACTAACTCGTCCTCACCTCTTATCTCATAACAGTTCTCTATTAGTATCGATGGTTCCTCGTCCATCTCCGTTATCTTTCCCAACAGGAACTCGTTGCGCTCCTTGAGGAGGATCAAACGAAGCTCCTGTTGCATCATTTCCTCTTCCACTTTCTGCCTCCATAATTTTAGTGTACTTTGCTTCTACCTCAGGGTAGGTTTCGTATGCACTGATAACCTCTTCAAGTTTCAGCATAATGCTACGATCTTTTGCTAGTGGTGCCCAAGGTTCAAAACGAATCTCTGGGTTACTGTTCTTAGTTATAACTTCACCAGAATCATTCTCAGATAATAACTGAGGTTCTGGAGCATTCTCTAACCATACGCTATAAGGATAACGTAGTTGGAAAGCGACTACATCTTTTGGTTTTTCTTTTGTCGTAACTTCAAACAAGTCAGCGATGATATCTTCACCGTTTCTAGTTCTTACGATTCTTATACTCATATGTTGAATAGGAACTCTTCTATTATACCATAAAAAAGGAGGGTGTCAAGCACTCTCTACCAATCATCATCTGTCAACGTTGGTGCAGGACAAGGTGGTGCTGTTTTGTGATAGGTGATGTGTAATACCTCTATGAACACAAGAGAACACACTAATATCATGTTGATTTGAAACAACGGATGCTTGAGTAAATTCATTACAGAAAAAAGACCCCTACTATGTAGAGGTCTGAATAAGTTCCTGTTAACCTATGTCATAGACTCGTCTTTTCTGATGTTCTGGGATTACCTTTTGTAACTCTATTGTTAGCATTCCATTAACAAAGGTTACTTCTCCAATCTCTACATCATCTGATAGGTTGAATCCTCTAGCAAAAGATCTTGCTGCTACACCTTGGTGTACATATTCAGTGGTGTCTGCCTTCTCTTGATCCTTAGATTTAATCAGTATCACATTCTGTTCAGTTGATACTTCTATGTCATCCTTAGACCATCCTGCTAGTGCTAGTTCCAGTCTCCATTTCTCTGAGGACTCTTTGACAATATTATATGGAGGGTATTGTCCTTTTGGTGTTCCTGTACCATATGCATGGAATCTGTCGAATAGATCGTCATATCCAATACTGTATCTGTTTGCTGCGTTAAAAATTGCATCGACATCCTTAGATGTCCAACGTGTTAGGTTAGTCATAGTTCTCCTTTAATAAGCGAGTGTTTAGTTTTTGTCCCCGAAGGCGACACTACTATTTAACCATGTATTCCAGACTAGGTATATGTAACATGCCGAACATAAATGTAGAGAATGCAGAACATATATAGATGTATATCATAGTGTGTATAACATGAAAAAATTATTCGCCATATTATTATTAGCAGGAGTGAGTTCCCCTGCTATGGCTAACTTATCGATAAGACATCAATCAAGTTTACAGCATACCGTGGACTCTCAGATGGCAACATATTCAAGAATAGGTAACTCATACTCTATATCTGGAACTAACGTAACGACAGAACATACAGCAGCAGGTGCATCAAGTGCAACAACTGGTGGATTAGGTGTCAACACTTACAGTGGAACAACTGGTGTTGGAACAGTCGGTACAGTCGCAGGAACTCAAGGAACAACCAATGGAACTGGATCATTCGCCTTTGCTCAGTCATGGACACAAGGTGACATAGGTGGAACAGGATCTGAATACCTAGACTTCGGTAGTGTTTCAGTAACGAATGCAGGAACTCAAAACACTTCTGCTAATGCACCAGGTACTATAACTAGTGCTCATGCGATTACTCTAACAGGTACAGGTAACATAGGTACAAACACAACAGGTCAGTTCGTAACAGAGGTTACTGCGTTTTAATTAGGTTGAAAGATGACTTTGGTGAACCGTATACATATAATAACCAAGAAGATATCTGTACTAGGTGCGGCTATTGCTATGACAAGTGCTGTACCTGCACTAGCGGTCCCCGTGGTGCCAAATTTCCAACAGGGATCCATGACGTCTCACACGGAAACGACTTCCACAGTGACAGAGACAATTTCTTCGATGGACTACAACACAGGGTATCAATTTTCTGTAACAGGCTCAGGAGTTACCGCTTCTGGTAACCTCTCACCGAGTACTACTGATACCAACGTTACTATTAATGGAGTGACTTCGACATGGACTGGAGTAGGGACAAAACCCACCTTCACACAAACAACACCAGGAGCAGCGTTTCAGTTCAGCGAGACGTATCAAGCCCCAGGTCTTTCAAATCACACGATAATAAATCGGACAACAAACGTTACTTCGGTAACCGATACAACCTCAATTTTCAGTCAATAAAACAGTTATGTCTATTATTTGCAGCAAGTGTAAGTGTAATCCCTGTACATGCATCAGATGTAGGAGGTGTGAGTGCAACCGCTAGTCCCATCGCGAATAGTAGTGGCTCAGTTACCAATCAGGCAATACAAGTTTTACAAGGTCCATATATAACAAACACATACGGTGGTGGTATACAGTGTCAGGGTGCTACACTCAACATTACGCCATACGCCACAGGAACAGCATCAGCACAAAAACCATGGGAAGACTATTGGGATTCGCCAGTGTACAACATGATTGATGCTGACGATGATGGTGTACCAGATAATCCAGGGCAGATATTATATTACACTCCAAACCGTACAGGACAAAAAGATAACTATAACCTAAGTCTAGGTGTCAGTGCTACATGGTCTAAACCACTAGACAAAAAAGCACAAGAGCAGTGTAAGCAAGCAGTAGAAACACAGATAAAATTACAAGAACAAACGATTGCAAATAAAAGATTAGATTTTGAGATCGCGAGATTAAAGAACTGTGGAACTTTACTCAAAGAGGGTATATCATTCCATCCAAAATCTCCTTACTATGCTATATGTGCTGACGTAGTAGTTAAAGGTAAGAATGCTATAACTCCTCACAATCATGAGATTTCATCTAAGGTTTCTTTGAAGAATGTTTCGACATCTTCTCAAAGTTTAAAGGACTTAAACCTTTCTGTTGGCGTAATCGATTAGTCGCTATCTCTTTACGAGATGGTTTATATGGTTTTTTTCCTAACTTCTTTTGTATGAAAGAGGTTAGTTTTTTTATGACTGGTTTTATAACTCTCAATAATAATGGTGTGGCAGCAGCACCTGCAGTTGCGAGGACTGCTATTGCCACTGTAGTTGTGGACTGATTTACAGAGGGTAGAAATTTTTCAGCAGGTGTAGTGGGTTCATACAATGTCACACAGATCTTACCATCTTGACTCAGTTCATGACCTATAACTTTCTCATCACCTGCCTGTGTTAAGTCACCAACTCTTAAGTTGGCAGGACCTGGGCAAGGTACTTCTCCTCCAAGATCACCAGTAGGGGGAACCTCAGGTGGGTCAACTTCTGGTGGTGGTGCTACAGGTGGTATTTCTTCTTCTCTCGTAATGATTAAATTCTCTGGAGTATAATCCATAGCATCGTAAGTTGGATATCCTGCATCACAAAACACCAAGACACCATCAGGATCATCTTTCTCTAGTTCTTTATTTTTCATTATACTATTACTGTTCTGCTCATGTGCTTCTACACACCCAGGCATATCAATAATAGGCACACCAATCATATCAGGACTTGTTACAGGTCCATAGATAGGTATTGCTTGAATAGGTTGATCGGTCAGTACAGGATGTGGTAACCAAATCTGTGTAGTTCCGATAGTTTGTACTTGACCAACACCTATATTAGGTATCGACATTTAACAATCCTTACTCATTCCCTCTGCCATATTACCACCTATCTCTGCACCTTGGTTACCACCGAACATTGCTACCCATCCTGCTGCTACCCATCCTACGAATGGTATACCACTAAGAGCAGGTGCTGCTGCTGCGCCAACGCTAGTTCCAACAACTCTTCCAGTTCCTTCTCCTGACCCTACTGCTTTTATACATGCAATTCTTTCAGCACTTATTGCTGCTGCTTGTTCTTGGGTCAACCCAGGTGGTGAATCTATCCACGATCTTTGATTAGATACAGGACCTCCTTGGTTGGTCTTACCATCCATGAAGTATTCTTCAGCAACTTTAGTTGTGTTGTTTGATAGTCCTAAGAAACCTGCCTTAGTCTTAATATCTTTAGTAAGGTATGCAGTCTTGGGATCGTTTCCTTTATAACTGATCTTATATCCTTCTTTGCTTGCCTGTACAACATATGACGTATAGTCACCTACAGGAATATCAATCTTAGGTAAACTGTTACGATTATTCGTAGCAATCAATCCAATCAATCCAATATGCGTTACACCTAGAACTGCTCCTAGACTTAACGAAAACCATTTATTCATGATGTCCTCCTAGAAAGGTAGAGCAGGTCCTGTAAGATCTGGCATTGCTTCACCAACTATGTTGGGAACTGCAGAGGTTACAGACTCTAATGCTTTTGATTTAATGTCATCTAAGATGGCATCCTTTTGTGTATATAGATATACGCCACCGCCAACAACGGTAAGAGATACAACGCTAGACGCAATAGCAAGTACATTGATAATTTTTTGCATGATGTTTACTTTGAATCAGGAACAATTTTAACAGGACCTTGTTCGATCCTTATAGTTTGAGCAGGTGCAGTTTCTGATGCTTTAGCAATAAGAAACTCCATATCCTTTTTAGATATGTTAGCACTTCCATCAGCACCATTCTTCTTCTTACCTCCTGCGGAGACACCGAAGGTAGCTACGACTCCTGTGAAGACCGAAGCTATGAAAGTTGGATCCATATCCTGTTTAGGAATTTTTAGTGCAGGTGGTAAATCAACATACGCTAATGTTAAAATTCCACCAGACCAGACCAAGATTCCTAGTCGCACGAAAGTCGAGAGGATAGCAAGTTGCTCCTCCTTATCCTCTGCTGCTTCTTTAATCTTTCCGATAATACCTTTTGGTTTATCTTCTTTCTTTGGTTCTGCCATAATAATTTCTATTCTGCACTATTATCTATAACATATATATTTCCGCTTATTGAGATGCGTGTATTTTCTGTAGTATAAAAGGGATTGACTCCATGATTGAGTCTTGCAGGGAAGAATGCTATCTTCCATTCCCAAGTTTTATCTATGTAAAGGTATTCTGTATCTAATCCACCTAGTGCTGTATTATACTGGAACATGAATGCTGCTGTCTCATTTCCATTAGTTACATATTGTTCTTGTTCTTTCTTTATATCATATGGTATCTGTACCCAGATTACAAATGAGAATAAACCACTGTGTATATGTAAAGGATTGAAATCGTATCTCTTTTGATAGTTTACCCATAGTCTCTTTAATTTAAAGTCACACTCATCTATATTCCTCATTGTCTCTGCTACACCCATAGAAGGTTGGAAACCAAACTGCTTGATGTATTCGTATGAAAGACAACGAGTGAATGCACTAATCTCTTTAGTAAGAGGCAAAGACCACTCTTCTTGTATATGACCTCTCAGAGTCGTCCTAGCGTCCGTCTCAGGGGTCTTTTCTAATGAGTCCATACTTTGTCGTAGTTCTGCTACGATTGGAGAAGGGACTTCTGCTAATAGATAACCAGGAGATTTTAACCACTGAATGTGGTAGTTAAAGTCGTTCATTCTGTAGGGGTGCGTTTCTTTCCTATGTTGTATTTGGATTCAAGAGTCCACTCACCCTTCTCTTTATATGCTATAACTTTGATTTGACTTAAAGGTGCTACGTCTTTTATTTCTGTTTCTTTTACAATCTCTACGAGACCCCAATCAGATAGTAGTTTGATGATTCTATTTCTTCTTTGTATATCGTTGTCTGATAAGTTTGCTTTCTTTCCGTCTAATGCAAACAATTCTTTAAAGTGTACAATGTAGTATTGTCCTTTCTTATGGAGGATATGACATGACTGATATAGTTTTCTCTCCTTACGAGATGCTACTCCTATCCTAGTAAGTGTTTCACGAACTTTCAAAAAATCATCAGGTTCTTTGAGGTTCACTTCAATCATATTATCTTTAGTCCATTCAACTTCGTTCATAATCTCTTACCCCCTTTGTTCAGTTTGGATTTAATGTAGTCTAATTGTGTAGGAGATAGGATTCGTAATACTTGCTTTGCCTTTTCATTACTATAACCATAGTATTGTTTGACAACATCAAGATCTTTCACCTTATCCTGCTTGCCCCAAGGAGAGAATCTCTTTCTTGGTCTGACTATATGTATATAAAAATCATACTGTAAACGCTTATCTATTTCTGGGTGCATATTCATCTCATTAGCATACAAAATAGTATCCATATGGTGTGACATACACTTGTTAATTATGTAAGCAGGGTAGTTCTTTTCCCATCCAGGGTCATCTGTATCTAGTCTATTCTTTTTGTCAAGGTTGATAGAGTTGAGATAATCCTTTAGAGGATACCGATCATCATAAGGCATAGTTTAATAGGAGAAGTTCTTTACGGTTTTCTTGTTCTTTATTATATTCACCAACTGATCTCATTGTATATGTGTGATCGTATTCTTGTGCTTGCCAATCTTTAAACCTTTCTTTAATCAATCTATCTGAGTTATATGATACCATCTGATCACAATCACACGCTGCACACTTACGATAGAATCTATCATGATCAAACCCTTTATGCATATCTCCTTTGTGTCCATAAAGATTATCTTTAATGGCATAAGGAGGATCCAAGTATATAAATGCATAAGGATCGTCAGTCATACACTTTTCAAATGGTAAGTTTGTGATGTGCCACTTCTTAATCAAGGAACTATAGTAAGGTAGATTATCTATACCTGTGATCGAGAAGTTTTGATCTGATGCCATTTTACTGAACGATGAGTTCTCAGTCAACCCACTAAAAGAACATTTATTTACAATGTAAAAGGAGACTGCCTTATGGAATGGTTCAGTAGTCCATTCATTTTTCTGTAGGTATTCTTTTGCTTCAATAAAAAGATTCCTAGCAGATGATGGATCTGGATGTCTTTGCTTAAGTTGTAATAGTTCGTCTCTTAATTTTTCTCCTGATAACTGAAGTTGTTTCCAGAAAGTATACAATGGTTCATACAAATCATTCACCCATACATCCAAGGTAGGATGCTGTAGAGTGATATAGATTGCTACAGAACCTCCACCTAAAAAGGGTTCACGATATTCTGTATATGCATCAAGATCAGGGAAAAACTGTGCTATCTTTTTAATAGCACGAGACTTACCACCAGGATATCTTAGAGGTGTCTTAAGAAATGCCATTAGTATTGAGGGTATACCTCAGGTGTAGGAATAGGCATGTAGTATCCTTTATCACCACTTCTAGGTTTTATTGGTTCTTGCAACATGTCAATGGTTTCCTCAAACCATCTGTTCATTGATCTTGCCATAAACCTATAAGACGATCCAACATATAGTTGACCACCTACAACAGCACCTGCCATAGCACCCCAGAACCAATAGTAGAATCTGGACTTCATTTGTGCTCTGATCTTCTCACGTTTTCTCATAAGTTTGTTAGTCATCATGATCATCCCAAGGATCTGTTAAATCCTCATTATTAAAGAATGCTCTAGTAGCACCATAGATTGTCAAGATTATAAATGCACCTGCTACGATTGCAACAAACTGTCCTGTTTGATTTAAACCTGCAAAGTCACCATGAGGTACTATAGTTTCATAACACCTTGCTATTTTTTCTGGATCATTCCAAGTCCCAGGCAATGTGTATACTGGTGGACATGATAGGAAAAGATTCATTTAAAGTTACACTCCATCATAAGTTGAGTAAGACATGCAAGAAGATTTACTTCTTGATCTGCTACGAATGCAGATTTGTATTGATAGTCTGCAAGAATTAGAACTGCTGCTGCAGTACTAGGACCATCCATTACACCTGTCAAGTTATCGTATAAGTTACGCATGATTGATGCAGGGTCTGAATCTAAATTCTGTTGTACCCATGCTTTCACATCATTGAACTTCTTATCTCTCATACTATCTACGAGAGTATCGATCTTGGCATCACCGAGTGTTGCTAGTATCCCTGTATCTATGCTACCTGTAGAAGCATAACGCTGTAGTTCATTTAATGTTCTCCTAAAGTCAGGGAAATACTTTTGGATTACTTCTGCTACAACTTTGTTGTTGAAAGTGACTTTCTCTTTAGAAAGAATGTCACGACATCTGGTAAAGAACTCACCCGCTAGAAGTTGTTTAGACTTACCACGAACATTGAAATCAATTACAGTTGTTCTACTGTGTAGAGGTTCAATGATCTTATTCTTGTAGTTACAAGTAAAAATAAATCTACAGTTCTTTTGGAACGTTTCTATCGATGCACGAAGTAAGAGTTGTACATCTGGGGTAGTGTTGTCTGCCTCATCAATGATAAGGATTTTGTGCTTTGCTCCACCTGTAAGTGATACAGTTGCAGCAAAGTTTTGTGCTTGGTTCCTAACTGTGTCGAGGAACCTACCTTCGTCTGATCCATTAATAACATAAAAGTCTGCATTAAGTTCATTACAAAGTGCTTTCGCAATAGTAGTCTTACCGACTCCTGCTGTGCCAGACAAGAGAAGATTTGGTATCTCCCCTTGATCAACAAAACTAGAGAAGGTATCTTTCACATCCTGAGTGAGTATACAATCCCCTACTTTTTTAGGACGATATTTCTCAACCCAGAGAAAATCATCATGCATTTGGTTCTAGTGCAATAAAGTATTTAATACCGTTGCCTTGAAATTTAGCAACGTTCTTACTACTGATAGATACGTCATACGCACCTGCAAGTAGTTTCAAGTTTTCTACTCTGAAACAATAACAGAAGTTCTCAGTCGTAGATCCAACATTAACAGAGAAGTTATTAGAAGTTTCATTCTTCTTATCTGTTACAGTTAAGTTCATTTCTTGTCCATCACCAAACAGACATAGGTCTGGAAGTGCATAGATGGATGCTGCCTTATTGAGTTGCCTCAAAGTTTCAGCATCAAGATGGAATGATACATCCATACTTGGAAGTTTAATTTCTTCTTCTGGTGCCTGTGTAATAATATCAGGATCAGCATAGAAAAATCTAGTTTTAGAACGTCCTTTAGCATCAGTGATAGTAACATAACTGCTACTAGTTGTATCGATCTTTGGTTGATCTAATAATGTCAAACCATTGATGAACATACCTAGATCATAGATTGCAATCTCAGAATCAAATGCTTCTTCTACATCAGCAACTGCTAGTATGTTTTTGTTTATACTGAGAGTTGCAAGTTGTGCTCCTGGTTTGATTACTATTGATTTGTTTATAGAACAGAAATTCTTTAGAATCTCAACTGTTCTAGGTGTAATGTCAATCATTTCTTTTCTAGACTGTTTAATTGTTGGGTAAGTTGGAATAGTTACTGTCATTGTTGTTTTGATTAAAATGGTAAAGAAGAATCGCATAGTGCATTATCTTTAGCATATCATCTTTGGGTGTACCTTTACGATCATATCGAGAGGCATACTTCAAAATGTTACTGCGACAAAATGCTTCTGCATCACCACACGCTTCTATTAAGTCTAGGGTTTGAATATTCCCAGAAGAATAATGGCGACCATACGTCGAGGAGACATATGATCGCACTTCGTCAAGGATCACATCTTCATTGTATTTCATTATATACCGAGAAGTTTTCTCAAATCTATTATAGCATAAAAAAAGAGGGTGTCAAGCACCCTCTGATTTTAGAATCTTGATGATGTATCTTCTGGTTCATAACCATGGTCATCTTCATCTTCCATGTCATCACCTGCATCAATCTTAGTGTAAAGAGCAAGGAATGATTCCTTAGTATCCTCATCGAAACGTGCGATACAGTTAGTAACTGCTGTCAAACGATCACCAAAGATAGCAAATGCTTTTGCAATGTGAACTAGACGACGTGTAGTGACAACTTCATCAACACCACCATCATAGAATGTCTTACGGATAACACCTGCCCACTTGATTAGGTTCTCTGTGAAGTCTTTATCACAACCATTAGCAATAAGAATTCTACTCTCAACTGCTGCAGATGGATACTCTTGCTCAAAGGTTACAGGGAATCTCTCAAGGAATGCTTCATTAAGTACATTAGTACCTACGAATCTACCATCCTCAGAACCTTTACCTTTAGTGTTAGCAGTTGCAATAACATTGAACCCTGCTGCAGGTCTGACATACTTACCAATCTTTTTAAGGAAGACACCCTTACCTTCTAGTACAGATTGTAAACATAAGATCTTGTTTGATGCAAGGTCAATCTCGTCAAGTAATAAGATAGCACCACGCTCAAGTGCTTCGACTACAGGTCCATTGTGCCATACAGTAGAACCATTGATCAATCTAAATCCACCAATCAAATCATCTTCATCAGTTTCAATAGTAATATTGACTCTGATCATTTCTCTCTTCTGAACTGCACATGACTGTTCTACACATAATGTTTTACCATTACCAGATAGACCTGTGATGAATGCAGGGTAAAATAATTTTGACTTGATAATCTTTTGGATTGAATCAAAAGAACCGAACTTAGTAAAGGTCTCATCTTTGCTTGGAACATAAGATGCTTCAACTGCAGGTTGAGCAGAAGGTGCTTGGTATGCTTTCTCGATTGACTC